AGTTTGCTCCTGGAATTGACAAACAAGATACATCGGTTGGAGCAGAAGGTCGTTGGGTAGATTCAGACAATGTAAGGTTTAGATATGGCCTACCAGAAAAAGTAGGTGGTTGGTCTTCTCTTTTGACAGATACAATCGTAGGTGTAGCACGAAAACAACACGCATTTGTAGACACAGAAGGTAACCGGTATGTAGCTATTGGCACAGATAAATTTTTACTTATATATTTTGAAGGTCAATTATTTGATGTAACACCTATAAAATCTACAATAAGTTCGGTTGCTATGTCTTGTGCAAGTGAAACTTTTGAAGTTACTCTAACTTTTACATCAGATCATAATTTAGAATCTGGAGATATAATATTACTTGATAACGTAACAGTGCCATCAGGAGTAGGTTTAACTGACGCTGCATTCGAAGATAAATTATTTCAAGTTACAAGAGTTACATCTTCAAAGATTGCAATTGTAACAGGGACACAACAAACATCGAGTTCAGGTTCGGGTGGATCTTGTAGTGTTATACCCTATGAAAAAGTTGGTCCTGCTGCACAATCTTATGGTTACGGTTTTGGTATTGGTAACTATGGAGGAACTGTATCGGGCGTTGCTACAACAACTTTAAATGGAGCGTTACTTGCTGACACTGCTGGCACAGGAGGATCCGGTACGTCAATAACTTTAACATCGACATCTGGTTTTCCAACTGCTGGAACAATCGCAGTGGGAACAGAATTAATAACTTATACGGGTGTAAGTTCAAATGATTTAACAGGTATAACTAGAGGTACAAATGGAACCGCAGTTGCTGGAACTACAGGACAAGCTCACAGTAATGGTGCCACAGTCACCAACGCTACTAACTTTAGTGGATTTGGAAGTGCAGTAGAAGCTGATACAATTACACTTGAGCCTGGTCTTTGGTCATTAAGTAATTTTGGTGAAGTATTGGTTGCAACTATTGCAAATGGTAAAACATTTACATGGAATGCGGGAGCCGCTAACTCAACAGGAGTTAGAGCAGCAACCAACACATCTGGTTTTGAAACAACAAATAATCCAACAGCAACTCGAGTTACATTAATATCACCAACAACACGTCACTTAATTCATTTTGGTACAGAAGTAACAATTGGCACACCATCGTCTCAAGACGATATGTTTATAAGATTCTCTGTCGATGAG